TCTGAGGATAGCCTAACAAAACAAAAGAATTATGGCACACAACATTGAAGAAAAGAACGGGATTTATTCCTTTGTAGAGAACAAGAAAAGCGGTCTGGCTTGGCATGGTCTTGGACAGCAGGTAGATGGAGCAATGCAGGTTGATGAGGCTCTGAAACTCTCTCACGCTGATTATAACGTGATGATGCAGCCAGTCATGGTGCTGACTCCAGAGATTCAGGAGCGTATCCTGAACGGCGGTATCGACGAAGACACCCTGCTGAGTCTTATCATTCCTAAGACTATGGCTACTGTCCGCACTGACATCAACCAGTCTCTGGGCGTGGTATCTGACTCCTACGGAGTGGTGCAGAACTCTGATGCGTTCAAGTTTGTCGATATGCTTGTATCAGGCAAATTCGCTGACAGGGACAATACTCCTGTAATCGAGACAGCAGGTGTGTTGGGTCGCGGTGAGAGAGTCTTCGTAACAGCTAAGTTCCCGAAGCAGATTGTTTTGGACGCGTCTCGCGATGACCTCGTAGATATGTACGCTTGCTTCACCACCTCTCACGATGGTACAGGTGCTGTACGCTGCGTAATCACTCCCGTCCGCGTGGTATGCAACAACACCCTGAACCTTGCTCTGGAGAACAATGTAGGTCGCATTTCCTTCCGTCACAGCAGTAACGTGATGTCTCGCATGGACTTGCTTAACGAGGAAAATGCAGAGTGGACATACAAGACACTGAACCTGTATGATGTCTACAGCAAGGGTCTGAAAGAGCAGTTCGACCACCTGCGCAACATTAAGGTGTCGGAGAAGGAACTCGACCACATCTTAGCCGATGTACTGCTTTCTCCTGAGGCTGCTGCAATCTTCCATACGACTGGGAAAATTGAGTCTGAGGGTATCAAGGGTCGCGGACGCAATCTGTTCCTGAACGTGAAAGAGGCGATGGAGAACGGCATTGGTCAGGACATTCAGGAGCGCGGTACTGCTCTCTGGGCGTTGAATGGTCTCACAACCTATTATCAGAACGAGGCTAATTTCAGCAGCGATGAAATTAAGTTCGACTCTCTGATGCAGGGTAACGCCTACAACAAACTCCAGATGGCTCAGAAACGCCTCTTGGCTGTGGCGTAGGCAACCAGACGGGAGACCCCGAAAGGGGTTTCCCATTTTCATTAGAATAATAATATAACACAATATAAAGTTATGAGCGCGAAGAAATATAAAATCCGCATTTACGTTTCTGAAAACGTTTTGGGTAATATAGTTAATATGCTTATCAGATTGGGCATCCTGAGGCTTCAGAACTCTTTTGACGGGGCTAATGGTATGTTAGCTATCTACGATGTTGTTTGCGCCTCAGGAGCGATTCCTGAACTGATTAACATGGGTATCAGGTATTTCCCGTTAGACCACTATGAAGACTTTGCTATTACCTGTCCTGAATGCGGTCAGGTTATCGAAGACAATATGATTATGAAGATGTATGACGAAAACCTGTTGTCAGGCTATAACATTTGCTGTCCTGACTGCGGCACACAGATGGCTGATATAACATTTAAACCAGAGTAGATATTTATATATTTGTAAAGAAAATGGAAAAATTTATATTATCCTATAAGTTTTTTCCATTTTTGTTTGGTGGAATGAAATAATTTGTTTAACTTTGCACCGTCGAAAGACAAAGACAACAAGTTTAACAATTTAAAAAAACAAAGGATTATGGAAAAATTCGTTTACGGAAAAGAGTTGAAAAATCTGGGTGTTTCATACTTAGGCAGCGTTGCCCAGAGCAAGAAAATGAAGCTGTCTTATGATAACGGCACTATGACCTACTGCGTGTATCTAGCCCCTGCCGATATGTCTGGCTATAACGTATGCCCTAACAGCGAGTACTGCAAGCAGTTCTGTCTGAATGGTTCTGGTCAGAATAAGTGTGACGAGTTGGCACGTGGTATCGAGGGTTCAAAGATTAACCAGAGCCGCATTAAGAAAACGCGTCTGTTCCATGAGAATAAGGCTGTTTTCATGGGTCTTTTGATTCACGAGATTAATAAGTATAAGAAACAGGCTGAAAAGCGCGGTATGGGCTTCTCCGTCCGTCTGAACGGAACAAGCGACCTTTCTCCGCTCGCTTTCAGAGACCCAGAGACAGGGAAAAATATTCTGGAGTTATTTCCAGATGTGCAGTTCTACGACTACACCAAAGTACCTACTAGAATTAGGCTGATGCAGCAGTACCCTAACTACGACCTTACGCTGTCTTATAACGGGTATAATTGGGATGAGTGCGAAAAGTTCCTCAATGAAGGTGGAAAAGTGGCTGTCGTATTCTTCGACGAGAAAATGCCTGCAAGCTATCACGGATTTCCTATCACGGACGGAAACGAATACGATATGCGGTATTTAGACCCTGCAAAGCACGTTATCGGCTTGCACTACCATAAGACCGCCAATGACTATTATATAGACCCAAAGGACGGAATTAGAAAGTTCAGAGTGCCAGAGACCCCGTTTGTGGTAAAGGTGAATGACCCTAATATAGATTGGGTTTTTTAAACCAGAGGGAAAAAAAGTTAAAGAAAAGTTTGGTCAATCCAAATATTTTCTTTAACTTTGCACCAGAGAACAAAAGAACATGTCTAACAATTAAAATTTAAAACGATGGGAAAAAGGTTATATGTGGCTACGCGCTACGAGGTTGAATACGATTCGAGTGCAGGATTTAATTGGCACTGGAATGAGTTTAAAAACCTGTTAATGTGTCTGAATGTCTCTGTCTATGATGTTGAGGCTGAATACACAGACGGCTATGGGGATAATTGGGAATGCCCCATGAATGAGTTTAATGCCGCGCTTGATTTCCTCAAAGAGTATAAGAATGTCATTAAGGGCAGCGAGGATAGCGACATGTCGATAGGGTTAGACGGCAATGATATATACCTGTCAGATGTATATGACGGCATCATGTCTCTGGAGTGCGCCGAGGGCTATGACGATTCGGTAGCCGAGGTAATAAGGATGATGGAGTTATACAAAGAGCAGTGCGCAAAGGGCGATAACGACTATATGCACTTTACAGCGTTCTAACAAAGGTGGGGATTTTTCCCCTACCTTTTAAGCCAGAAAGTTAAACAATAAAAACATTAAGACAATGAAAACAGCAAAAGAGTTACAGGAAATGCTCTATGCCATCGGTGAGGCTGAGAGAGCATATTATAAGGCAATCGAAGACAATCTCAAAGAGAGTGGTCAGGAATACCAATTACAAAAGGATTGGGACGAGGACGAAGATTCCAAAGGGCTGCATTTCTCTTTTATGGGTAGGCACGATGACCTTGTTCCGATGGAACTGGATAAGGTACGCTTCAATAAAGACAGGGGCGTTTCTGGGCTTGTCGAGGTGCATGTTTGTACTGAGGACTATAAAGATACCGATTACTGGCTTATGGCTTCTGAGTTCGGTGATGATGTGCAGTATATCTACGACAATATAATCTGGTAGCCGTATGAAAGAATACGAAATGACACAAGATTTCTACAGGGTGGTAGAAACTATACACGGATTAGACGTGTACGAGAATGACCAGTTTATTTGCGAAATAACTGGTATGTGTTTAGACGATTTCACCTATGACGGAAAAGTGTCCGAGGCTGAGTTAGGACAGGCTATTAAGGAAGAAATCGAGGTGAAAGAGTTTCTGGAAGATAATAAATTTACATAATCGTTGTTTTAAGTTGTTAGGCGAGGGTAACAGGTATTTTTTAAGCCTGTTGCCCTTTTTATCTTTTTTAACGCGCTAAAACTTGATTTTTTGAAAATAAAAATATATCTTTGCACAAAATAATAAATTAATCGAATATGGTAACAACAGATGAAAGTAAAGTAATCGAAAAGCACTTTGGCAAAAAGGTGTGTACGGAGAAACTAAATGTAGAGGGTTATAACAAGCCTCTAAAGTTTGACATTTACGACGGATATGCTATCTGTCCTGACTATCGTGGTCATGTATATGAAATGGAATATCCCATGATGAAGGCTGTAAAGGATTCTAAAGAGTTCTCAGACGCTATTCTGGAGTATGTAAGCGGTATTGACAATGTAGATGAAATAAGCGTCTTACACGTCCTGATAACGTTTGCCTCCCTGTATAAAGATGGTGTTGAGATAAAGGCGAAATAATATTAATCTATATAAATTTATATAAGCATGAAAAAGAAATATACTATCCAGATGAATTATAATGCGTCTATTGTCGTTGATGTTGAAGTAGAGGTAGAGCACGATTCACCAGACGCGGAGGGAAAGGCTCTGGAAATGGCACGAGACATTGCAGAAGACGCGGATATTAGGGAATTTACGATAAATGGAGAGCGCGAAAGCCAGATTTTAAGTGTCAGATAAAAAAAGTTCTCAAAATGTTTGGTCAATTCAGATTTTTTGTTTAACTTTGCACCGTGATAGGAAAACAAGTGGTAACGCACTCTCCCGATTCACCCCCAGAGTGGATAGTCCCTCTGGGGAACAGATTAAACAAATAACAAAATTATGGGAACAAGAAGTTGTATCATTCTGAAAGTCCGCAAAGAGGACATCGGTAAAGTCTTGAAGTTTGACTCAAAGAAACTGCCAGTGAAGTTAGCCTCTTGGATTGATAAGGATTCAGAAGGAAAAGTCTGGAGTGATGAGCGCGGTAAGAACTTGTGTCAGCCAGTAGAGATTAACTCTAATTATATCGCCATCTATTGTCATTGGGATGGTTATCCCTCTGGTGTCGGCGCATCACTGCTGAATAGTTTTCACACCTATGACGAAGTATTAAACCTGATTCTTGGCGGTTCGTGCAGTCACATCGCTGATGGTGATATTCGCCACTATGCCAACAGAAAGGGTGAGAAATGGGATTATATAGCACCTTCCCAGAATAACGCAAGAAAGAAACTCTGTGATTTCTATAGAGACAGCTGGGCTGAATACGCGTATATGTTCGACGAAGAGCGCGGTGGATGGTTCTACAAAGACCTGTTTAAACGAGACTTTAAGCCCTTAACTCTATAAGGGCTTACAATAATAACACAATAAAAAAAAAACAAAAGAATATGAGCGGAAAGAAATTACTAAATGCCATCAAAAATATCAGAATGGTGGCTACTCCGAGCAAAGTAAGGGAGAATAAAGACGGCAGTAAGACACAATTATATCGTATTACTCCTATGCGTTGATTCTAAGCGCATGAAATTAGTAACGTGGCTAACAGGTAGGCGCGGATAAATAAGCCGTCCAGATGACCTGCTTCGAGTTTCCCTGTCACCTGTGCCCACTATTAGTAACCAGATTAATTATTAAAGGTATGAATAAGATAGAACGACCGCCGCCCTGATGGGGCATAATAAGAAAGGCTACCTAGCATTACCCGCCAAAAATAATAATAATCAATAAGTTAAATAAAGTTACGTAATTAAGCAATTAAATCGATATTGCGGACTGCTTGGGTTGCTGTATAATTTTAAAAATCACAATTGAATGTATTTTGGGTGAAACTCAGAAACGACAGAGCGTAGCCCAATAAAAGCCCTAATAGCTCAGCATGGTAGAGCGTTCCCTCCTTGGGGAAAGGTCGTGGGTTCGAATCCCATACGGGGCACTATTTTTTATCATAATTCAAAATTGTTATTTGTTTGTTAGGCGCGTGGCGTGTCTGGATTCAGGCACGTCACTTTTTTATTGTAAATGTTAAAAATACTATAGCCCTATAATATTTTTCTTTTTTTTCTTTGTCAGTTCAGAATTTTTGTTTAACTTTGCACCAGAAACCTGAGGATAGTCCGAGGGTAGAACTAACAACAACAAGATTATGATAATAGGAGAAGTAAAGGTCACAAAGACCACAAAGGTAAAGAACAATCCTTACTATGGGGATTATGAGATTGTAGATACGTTTACACATCACATTATCAATGAGAAATATGTTGGTCTGGTATCTCCAGACAAAGGAATACACATTATCGTCAAGTCAATTGACGGAGATAAACTGGACATCATTGTTACGAAATATGCCTTTACAGGTGAGGACGAAAGACATTTTGATAAATATAGTGATTTCTCCACATCGTTTGGCTTTGGTGGTCATATCTATGAGGTGACTGTTGATAAAAGTGGTAATCTGGTCTCTCTTGATGAATGGTACGGCATGGGTGACTTTGAGGACGGCAATGAGCCAGACAACCACTATACAGGTAAATCAAAAGGGATTAAGTGTGAAACATTAAACGCATAAAGCTATGACAAAAGAAACTATTACAAAGGAGATTATTGCCCTGCTGAACAGCAAGAACCTGACCAAAATGGGCTTTGGTCATAACGTGGAGATTGAATCTGAGTTTGACGAGGACGGCGATGAGATTGTAACAATCGTCAACGCGGTAGAGATTACTCCCACAGGTCTGGTTGCCTACGATGTCATTGACATTGATGAAGACGGCTCAATAGACCCACTCTGGAAAGTATCTGAACTGCCTGAGGATACACAGGAAGAAATCCTGTGGGCATTGGAGACACAGCCTTGGGATGTCTGGAATTGGGAGAACTATAAGTTCTAAAGGTTGTTAAAAATCCGCGAATAATTTGGTCAGTTCGCGGATTTTGTTTAACTTTGCAGCGTCGGAAGACAAAAGTTTAACAATTAAAAAAACAAAGAATTATGGAAAAAGTTACATTGATTATCAAGACCTCTTACACTGACGATTCAGAGGCTTCGGAGAAGAAAGAGATTAAGGTTTGTCAGTCTGTTGAGGCTGCAAAACAGAGCGTAGTGAAAGAACTGCAAAAGGGCTTTGAGTTACCTGAGGACTGCGACACATACGCGAAAATCGCCAATGAACTTGCTAATTCTGGCATCATGTCTCGCGTATCTGGTAACGGCGATATTGATACTATCTGGTGGCTCGATAACGGCAAGGGAGAGCAGTTCGACATCATCCAGATGGATTATTCAGAGGATTATTATGTAATTTAAAAACATTATCCGCGAATTTTTTTCCAATTTTATTTGGTCAATTCGCGGATTTTGTTTAACTTTGCGGCGTCTAACAAAAACATTAAGATTATGGAATACAAAATTTTACAGCTAAAGAAAACGGATGAGGCTCGCAAATACCTGTTTCTTCCGTATCGTGAAAACAGAGTTCCAGAGCAAGACCTCTACGATGTAGTGTACTCTGGAGTAATGGATAGCACTGGGAACACGTTCGGTGATTTGGAGAGGCTTTACATTATGTTTAACCTGAATCATCCAGCAGATTTCAGAGGTCATTCCCTGTCGGTTAGTGATGTTGTTGCCATTGAAGGTAAGCACTACTATTGTGATTCTATTGGGTTTGTAGAATTAAACTGGTTATAATTTAAAAAGTGTTAAAATCCGCGAATTTTTTCCAGATTCGTTTGGTCAGTTCGCGGATTTTCTTTAACTTTGCACCGTCGAAAGACAAAAACATAAGTTTAACAATTTAAAATTTAAGGATTATGTCACATTTTTGCGGATTAGTGGTTTTGACACCAGAGTATTTAGAGAATCATTCATTCGAGGATAGTCTCGAAAAGTATGATGAGAATTTAGAGGTTGAAGAGTATTGCAAGGGTGAGGTGTCTGATAGTGAGAAGTGCGAGCTTCTGGAGTATTACAGCTTCGTCGGACACTGCATCGACGAGGAGGCTCAAAAAAAGTTTGTTGCCTTCATTAAGGGTAACGTGGGCTTTGAAACTCAGAAGCAGTATAAGGAACGTCATCATTCCTTTACCTATAAGGATTACTATCAGTATCTGGCATATAAGAACAAGAAGTCATTTACGCGCTTCTTCAAGAAGAACTATCCCGACCTGTTTGACAGGTTCGACGAGGTGTATGCCAAGCATGGCGATAGCTGGAATGGTAACTCGTGGCGCAAGAATGATGAGGGAGTATGGTGCAGATACAGCACATATAATCCAGATTCAAAGTGGGATTGGTATTCCGTTGGTGGTCGTTGGGATAAGGCTATTAAGACTAAGAGCGGAGAACTTGTAAATGAGTGTCTGGCTAAAGAAATCGACCTTACACCATATCCGAGTAAGTGCTACGAGGACGATACAGACTGGCAGGGCAATCCTTTTAAGAGACTGAAAGACGAGTACGATTGGCACTACACAAATGACGATATGCCTTTCTGTGTCATTATCGATGGAGAGTGGTACGAGCGCGGTCAAATGGGTTGGTGGGCTTGTGTCTCCAACGAGAAAGACAAAGATGTTTGGAATGAGGAAGTAGCAAAGATGCTATCTGAGATTCCTGCCGATTCTGAGGTTTATAATGTGGATTTTCACATTTAGCATAAAAAAGTTGGGAAAATATTTGGTCAATCCAGATATTTTCCTTAACTTTGCAGCGCAAAATAAAAAAACAAAGAGTTATGGATAAGAAAGGATTTGAACAGGTTGCTGACAAAATCGCGAAGAGTGAGTTCTTTAAGAAACACGCGCGTAAGTCCAGCTGGACTAGCGGCAGCAGTACTGAGGTTGCACCCATCATGATTCACTATGATGATTGCTTTCCAAAATACAGCCTCATCGAGATTCAGTTAGACAGCAGCACCCTGAGGGGTCTCCCACAGGCTCTTGATAAACTTATAAGGAAAATAGGAAGCGAGTTGGTAAAGGATTACTATCTTTGCAAATACGACGGGAGTTGTCCTAATACCGCTAAGATTCATTTAAAATAGATACCGCTATGTTGTTTGGTTTGTTTATAGGTTTTGTGTTTGGTGTGGCTGTCTGGGACATAGTCTCAGACCCACACTTTAAAGAGAGAATGAAAGAACTGGAGGAGGATTAAAAAAAAAAGTTTAGAAAATATTTGGTTATTCCAGAATTTTTCTGTATCTTTGCAAACGAAATGATAGTTATAATAATGAAAACGATAGAAAAAGAATTCAACAATGGCTTCGGAAACTGCATCTTCATGAGCAGAGACCCTAAGAGCGTAGAGTCCAGAATTATGGACTGCATCAGAAAGTATCAGTTTATGGAACTCCCTGAGGCAATCAGGGTAACGCCTGTAGATGAACTGCATGATAAGTTATTGCTAGCCCTGAAAGATGGAGAGGTAGAAGGAGTGCTATCGTGGCGCAAATCACTTGTGGGCGCACATTATGTACTCAACGGATTAGAAATAAAGACAGCTTAGTTTTGTGTTTTTCATAGTTTTAGGTTTTACCCTCTGGCGTCTGTGAAGATATCTGGAGGGGTTTTTTTATGTACTTATATAAGTACAGGGAAGCTATATAAAAGCGCGTGTAATGGCTCTGTGGCGAAATAGGTAGTACGCGTCAGACTTAAAATCTGAAGTCCAGAAATGGGCGTGTGGGTTCGACTCCCATCAGGGCTACATACTAGTTTAAGGAGTAAACCTTTTTAAATCAGATTGTGTCAGACATTGGGGAGTGTTCTGGCACAATTTTATTTTTAAAAAAATCAGTTAAACATTTGGTCAGTTCAAAAATTTTGTTTAACTTTGCCGCGTAAAATATAAATAATATGATTTATAAGATAAAAATAACAGACCCACAATCCTTTTATAAGGAATTCGAAGACGGCAGTTGTATAGGCGGTCAGTATGGAGACCCGATAACGCTTAACCTGCACCTGAGCAGGAGAGAACACGAGGCTCTCTTAGCATACAGGAAGAAGTCTGGAGGCGATACTAGTCTGGAGTTGTTCTCCTTCCTGTTCTCAGACAAGATAACAGACTGGCACAGGAAACAGATACGGCGATACTTTAAGACATTGCCAAAGGGGATGAAGGTTGAATATATATAATATAATAATAATTTATTAAAGCTAACAGGACATGAAGTATTCAGAGATTTACGAGGCGTTGAAGCCTAAGGCGGATTTACAGCTGAATTTCCAGTTGTGCCGTGCCTACCTAAACATCAACACGAGCGTATTGGGTATTGTTGAGAAGATTTTAAGCCATAAGTTTGGCGGGCTGCATGATAAGGACAAACAGCTAATCAGAGAGTTGCGCGGTCAGAGAAATCCAGTAATCGAACTGCCTTACCACGAGTTTAAGGCTTCTGAGGAAGACATTTTGGCTGAGTTTGTTAATAATAAGTTCGACAAGATGGTGAACGAGGTGAAAGCAGGTAAAGAGGGCTATCCTCTCGTGCTTAGAGACATGATAGATAGATTCGAGGAACAGGTTTGACTTTTTTTCATTCATTGTAATTATACCTTTGGCAGCGGCAAATGTTAAAAAGCATTGCGCCGCTGCTTTTTTTTTATATAGCCCTTTGTCAATTCAGATTTTTTGTTTAACTTTGCACCAGAAATCCGAAGATAGTCTGAGGATAGAACTAACAACAACAAGATTATGAAGCGGTACGAAATTACTTACATCGAAAAGAACACCTATGCTGAGGGTCTGGAATCAACAGTGCATCGCTATGCTGAGACACCAGAGGAAGCAGCCCGTCGGTTTCAGACAGAAGAAATGGGAATCTGCGAGAAGATTATAAACGTAAAGGAGGCTTAGATTATGACAGCACAAGAGATTTACGATGAGTTCTGGGCTTCCGTTCCAGAGGATGAGAAGCCAAAGGTATTGTCAATGTTCTATTGGGACATGACAGATGCCCAGAGAGACGAGTTCCTGAAAGAGACAGGTGAATTAGTATCAAATAGTATTTTCTAATAATTTAAAATAACAAAGAGTATGAAGCACGATTACAAATTTTATGGGCTGACTGCTGAACAGAAAGATGTTGCAGTTGACTTGTACGAGAACAACAAAAAGTATTCTGGCAGTTACACACTGGAAGAGGTCGATGATGATATGCTCGACGCATTCATCGAGAATGCGGATGCAGACGGCGATGAAGACTATCTGGGATTCCTGACCGATGTCGTAGAGTGTGATGCCGAGTTATACACCCTGACAGACCATCTGGGCGATTTCTCACAGCCCATTGGAGAGATAGCAGTATTTGAGTAATAACAATTAAAAATAAACAAAGATATGGGTCAGTATTATAATCCTTCAATTTTAAAGAAGAACTGGAAACAGGCTAAGAATCCAGTATTGGCATCATTAAAGTGCTATGACTTTGCTAACAATGGCGCAAAGTTGATGGAACATTCATACGTTGGTAACAGGTTCGTCAATGCTGTTGAACACCTGTTGGCTAACTACTACAAGGGCTATCCCTTTGTCTGGATTGGTGACTACGCCGACAATGTTACAACCAAGACAGGAGAGCATAACATATATGACGATGCAGGTTCTTTCATATACAAGGGTGAAGATTATGATGCCCGTTCAAAGAAGTATGAGGAACTGAAAGCAGGCATCCCAGACGAGATACACCACTACAAATATCTGGTAAACTACACCAAGAATCAGTATTGCATTATCCCAGAGAGAAAGGAAAGTGTCTGGCAAGTGCATCCGCTTCCGTTGCTCACCTGTTCAGGAAATGGTCGTGGTGGCGGTGACTATTGTATCGACGATGAGCGCGTAGGTATCTGGGCATTCGACAGGATTGGCATCACAGATGATGAAGCCGAGATTTCTGGATTCAAACAGATAAGCGGAGAGTTTAAACTTGATTGGTAAAAGATTGTTAAAAGATTGGGCTATTTCTTTGTAGTTCCAATCTTTTTGTTTAACTTTGCGGCGTCGAAAGACATAAGTTTAACAATTTAAAAATTAAGGGTTATGGTAGAATATTTTATTTCAATCGCAAACGAAATCGCCAGTAGAATCAATGCAGATATTAAGGCTGGCAAGAACCTCACAATGCTCCTTAACGCCTATAACGAATGGCAAGAGGATGAGTGTGATGGTGCGGATTACATCTTCAACATCAACAATGAGAACGACCTTAAATTTGTCGTTGACCGAGGTCTTCTGTCAGCACAGGGAATCGCTTTTGTGGTAGATAAAACCGAGACTGGTCTGTTCAAGTTTATCGGTAATGACCCAGATGCAGGGGTAAAGGGAGTCGGTATTATCGAACTGAAAAGGACACTCGTGAACACCTCTGACACCTTCATTCGCTATATCATCATGTATGCGGTAAGATGCGGAAAAGATAGCGCATACGCAGATGTATATGAGGAATATGTTGTTCCAGTACTGGAGACAAGTAATTTTAATCCATCTTATTAATATTGAACTATGTATTTTAATAACGACAAGAAAACATATTGCGGCACATACAAGGGTATCAATGTCTGGCAGTATGGCTGTATGATAGGTAATGGCTGGTATGGTGATTTCTATGTTACCATACCACACGGAAAGACCAAGAGACAGATGAAAGTAAAGGATAGTGTATGCAGGTCTCTACATGAACTGAAACGATATGTGGATGCTCATCTGGACGAACTATCTGGACTTAAATAAGTACAGACTGGCTATTATTATTTAATCACATTAAACATACACACATTATGGCACGTATTCGTATATTGCGCGTAAGTCTTAACGACTTATATTATGACACAGCAGAAATCTCAAAGATGTCATTTGATGAGGCTCTTAATTTCTTTAACTGGGAGGATGACATACACGCATGTAACGTAGATGTTATACAGGTGGATGACACCAAGGACAACGAAATGAAGATA